GGCTGCTGACGGTAAGCGTACGATCTATGATGTCTGGCAGCAGAACTACAAGGCTCAGAACCCTGTAGATCCACTGTACGATGTCCTTAGCTCACAAGCCCCTGAAGGAACCTTCAAGTACGCTGGTGTCAAAGAGGAGACCGTTAGGAAGATCCTCTCTGATTATCAGAACAATGCCTTTGCAATTACGATGAGCCAAGAACAGAAGGTGATGGACAAGTTCATCTCCGAGACGCTCCTCAAGGCGAAGAGCAACGCTGGCCTATTTTCAACCCCTAGACCTTATTAATATATTGCCCCCGGTTAACTCCGGGGGTTCTTTCTTTTGGAGAAACCCATAGTGGCTTATAGTTACGTTCGATATGCTGGCAACGGCAGTACTGTCAATTACACCTTTTCATTCCCTTCTATTTCTCAGGATCACATCAAGGTTCGTGTAGCAGGTACTCTGGTGACCACCTGGTCATTCCTGAATGCCAGCACGATCCAGTTTATCTCCGCTCCTGCCAGTGGTGCGGTCATCGAGATCCGCCGTGAGACCCCTAAGGACTCGGCCATTGTGAATTTCACTGATGGTTCTGTCCTGCTGGAACGAGACCTCGATCTCCTTGCCACGTTCGACCTGTACCTCGCTCAGGAAACCAAGGATGGTCTTGATGGTTCGATCACCCTGAACTCCCTTGGTGTCTTTGATGCCCAGAGCAAGCGCATCACCGCTGTAGCCGATCCGGTCAATGCACAGGACGCTGTCACCAAGAATTGGATTGAGACAACCTACACCCCTGAAATCGAAGGTTTCTCAGTAGCTGCGGCAGCTAGTGCAACCACGTCCACCACCCAGGCGAGCAATGCGTCTGCCTCGGCCACTGCTGCTGCTGGCTCTGCGGCTGCTGCTGCTACGGCTCTGGATAACTTCGATGATCGTTACCTCGGTCAGAAGGCTGCAGATCCTCTGGTGGACAATGATGGTAACGCCTTGATTACGGGGGCGCTGTACTACAACTCCACCGATAAGATCATGAAGGCCTATGATGGCACTGCGTGGATTGCTGCCTCATCGGCTGCGATCACTACCATGCGTACCTATGTGTATGTTGCTACAGCAGCTCAGACGGTGTTCACTGGCAATGATGCCAATGGAGTTAGCCTTGCCTTTGCTGCCCCATACATCATTGTGTCCCTGAATGGTCTTCAGCTCCGTTCCGTAGTTGACTACACGACCACAGGCGTGGGCACCATCACACTAGTCTCCGGAGCTAGTGCTGGAGATGAACTCCAGGTGCAGGCCTTTGCCAACTTCAACGTGGCGAATATTCAGGCGGCGGATGTCACCTTTGTTCCAGCAGGAACAGGTGCTGTAACTCGAACAGTGCAAAGCAAGCTGCGAGAGGGGGTGAGCGTCAAGGATTTTGGTGCAGATTCAACCGGAGTAACAAACAGTACTACACACTTTCAGGCAGCTATTGATTCATTGCCTAGCACAGGAGGAACAGTGTATGTTCCTGCAGGCACGTATCTTATTGGCACGCTGGACTTTCCTAACCAACCAAAGATAGTGAATTTTATAGGTGAGTCCATGGGTAGCGTTAAGCTCATCATGGCTACCGCCGCCGGGCCAATGATTCGCAAAGTACAAACTGCGGGTCGAATTGATGGTGCTGTTTTCTCAGACTTCACTATTAAGGCTCATGCCTCAAGCGATAAAACTAATCTGACGCATAAAGCTATGTTGCTGAGCGGCTGGAACAATTCATTTTTCTCTCGAATTGGCTACCTATCGTCCACGGAAACTAATGATGTTGGGGGGTCGGTCGGTGTATTTATTGACCTTGCCGCAAACCCGTACCTCTCGTATCAGAATGTCTTTGAAGGTATTAAGTTAGAAGGTACCTATGGTCCTTCACGTGTTATTAGTTTGAATAACAATGGGGCTGGCGTATTCTCTAACCCCAATGTTGTTGCAATAAGGGACTGCTGGTTTTATGCGCTTGTTGGAGTCAACACCATCATCTACGCGGCAGACTGCACTCGTGTGACTATCTCGGCCTGCGAGTTTGAGGACTGTCCCGGAGCGACTGGTGTGTCCATGGGTCAGAACACACTGGTTGAAGGTTGCTGGTTTGAGTTGCTTGGCGCGAATATCATAACGCAAAGTACTGCTTCTACAGATGGCAGCACAAGCGTGGTGCTAAACAATTATTTTAGTGGTACTGGGACTAACTTCATTGACACGATTGGCGTCAAACCTTTGTGGATTGGAAACGCTGGTGGTGGACAAACCATTACAGGTCAGGGTGTCTTCAAGATCGAGGCACAGGGCACGGCCCCGGCAGCCCCAACGCTATCGGGAGGCGATGGAACGCTTACCTCAAATTCAAGAACAACGCCGATTGATCTGGATGTCACTGGTCGGGTGACGTTCAACCTCGCTTACACCAACACGCCTGCGTCTGGTGGTTTTAAAAAATTCACAGTTGCTGCTGTTACTGGCTACACACTGGAAAACATTAGCGTTGGTGTAATTCGACAGGCCAACGGTGACCCTAAAGCCTGGGGTATAACCAGTCCTGCAAATGAGTTTTGGCTTGCATATACAAGCGCGGATGCACACGACATTTATGTGCGAGCAACATTTAAGAAGAACTGAAAGGAAAATATTTATGGCTTTTACTAAAAACTGGACAGGCCCTCAAGGAATTGAGGCTGTTGCTGCGTACATACGCACACAAGAGTTGTCGATAGTCGGCAAGGATGAAATTGTTTTTCGCGTACGGGTATTTAAGGACTCGAAGGCCGCAGTGCCGTTCGATGACTTTGGGGTAAAGTGCGCTTACGACTTAAGTGGCGCGAATCCGATAGCCCAGGCCTACGCACACCTCAAGACTTTGCCGAATTTTGAAGGTGCCGTGGACTGCTAATTGCTAGGCGACAAGCTAGCTCCTGTAGCTAGTGAGGAAATTAATTTTAAAAGGAATATATGAGCAATGCGAGAAACCTAGCAAAGCTAAAGCCTAACACTTCAGGCATTATCACGGCGTCATACATTGACACATCTACCCTTCCACCTGGAGCTGCTGTTGGCACCATAGTCCCCTTCGGGGGTTCTACTACGCCCACGGACTGGCTCCTGTGTTTTGGTCAGGCTGTTTCTAGAACCACCTACGCTACCCTCTTTGGCATCCTCGGCTCCACTCATGGTGTCGGGGATGGCTCCACAACCTTCAACCTTCCTGACCTCCGTGGTCGTGTGGTGGGGGGTACGGACAACATGGGTGGTACAGCAGCCTCCAGGCTGACCACGGCTGGCTCTGGTGTGAATGGTCTCACCTTGGGTGCTGTAGGTGGTGCCCAGACACACACCATGTCTATCGCTGAGATGCCTGCACACGGGCACTCTCTTGCCGCTGGAGCAGGTGCTGGAGGTAACTCCGCAACTGGTGGTGCAGGGTATGGCTATCCAACTGCAACATCCACGGCGAGTGCTGGTAGTGGCACTGCCCACAACAACACCCAGCCCACAATTGTCCTCAACTACATCATTAAGATATAACCGATGGAACTCGAACACCGTATCATCAAATTGGAGCTTCGAGTAGAGAACCACGAGGTTGACTTGAAGGAACTCCAGAATATCTCTAACGCTCTCAAGACTTCCCTAGCTGGCATCGAGAAGACCCTCGCACAAATCAAGTGGCTTGCCACAGGTGCTGTGGTGGCGATCGTTGGTCAGTCTATGGGAATCGACAAGGTACTCAAACTCTTCCTATGACCATGAACAAAGCTGATGAGAAGGCCCTAGGGTCTCTCCATGGCAAACTTGCAGAGGTGCTACGAGATGCCCTGTCCCAGGACTTCACTGATCCTGAGACGGGGATCTCCATGCCTCCTGCAGCTATCCTCAATGTTGCCCGACAGTTTCTTAAAGACAACAAGATTGAGGCTATAGCTACTCAGGGTTCTCCCCTGCATGATCTTGCTGACCTCCCCCTGTTTGAGGATGACAACATCATCCCTATCCGTAAACACAACTAAGCAATCTGAAGAGCCCACAAGGCTCTCTAGGGCTGTTTATCGAGGGAGTGGTACTACCACACCACCACCCTCCTTAAAACGTCTCCTTGGTACCTTAAAATCATTCTATGACCCCTAAACACCCAGTACTTTCTGACTTCCGTAAGTTTGCCTATGTAATCTGGAAGCACCTGAACCTTCCAGACCCTACTCCAGTTCAGTATGACATCTCCCAGTACCTTCAGCATGGCCCTAGACGATCTGTGATCGAGGCCTTCCGTGGTGTGGGTAAGTCATGGCTCACCTCAGCGTTCGTCTGTTGGTTGCTCCTGAACAATCCCCAGCTCAAGATCCTGGTGGTATCCGCCTCCAAGGAACGAGCTGATGCCTTCTCCACATTTGTCAAGAGGTTGATCAACGAGATCCCCATGCTGCAACACCTGAAGCCTCAGGATGGCCAGCGGGACTCTGTGATCGCCTTTGATGTGGGACCAGCTACCCCTGACCACAGTCCCTCAGTGAAGTCCGTGGGTATCACAGGACAGATCACGGGTTCCCGTGCTGACGTTCTCATTGCCGATGACGTGGAGGTTCCCAACAACTCCCTGACCCAGATGATGCGAGACAAACTCTCGGAGGCTGTCAAGGAGTTTGACGCTATCCTGAAGCCGGGTGGTCGAATCATCTACCTCGGCACCCCTCAGACTGAGATGTCCCTCTACAACCAGCTCCCAGAGCGTGGCTATGAGGTTCGTATCTGGCCTGCTCTCTTCCCAG